CCTTCGACGTAGGCAGCGCCGACGGCGCCGGTGATGGCGCCACTGGCGAACGTCTGGGAGTTGTTCACCTCGTAGGTGCCCGTGCCGCCGGTGCCGGTCAGGAACTTGGTGATGCGGGTGCCCGCGGCCATGCTGCCGCCGCTGATCGCCTGGCCGACGGACAGCGCGCCCGAGGTCACGGCGGTGACGGTCAGGACGTTCGTGGCGATCGAGCCGGTGACGTTCGCGGCGACGGCGCCGCCGGTGACCGTGCCGGCACCCTCGGTGAGGGCACCCTTGCTCAGGGCGACCCAGGCGTCCAGCTTGGCGACGATCGCCTCGTTGGTCAGCGTGCCCGCGGACTGCTCGACGGCGACCGCGTCGCCCATCAGCGCCAGCGTGATGCCGGTCTTGTCCAGCTGGGCCAGCGTCAGGTTGAACTCGAACGGCTTGGCCACCGACACCGAGGACTTCGTTTGACCGTAGCTGTTGCGGCCCTTCGAGGTCTTCTGCTTGAGGTCGCTGTCCGCCTTGAGCTCGAACTTGTCGGCCTCGAACGGACCCTTCAGGCCTTGACCGACACCGCCGATCAGCACCTCGATGAAGGTGTCGCCCGCGCCGAGAAAGTTGGTTGCGTCCATGACGTAGACCCTTGATAGATTGCGTTAAAACGCAGCCAGTCTAGGGAGCGGCCCGGACGAAGTCACACGAAAATCGGGCGTTTTAAGGTGCGCTCAAGTCCTCGACGAACTCGACGCGGAACTCGACCGCGGCGACCACGTAGCCGGCGCCATCGGCACGTGGGCCGATGTCCTTGCCCAGATAGCGCACGGACTTCACGGTGCGCCCCCAGGTTGCGTCAGCGCGGCCGTTGGTCTTGAACAAGGCGCGCTTCAGATCGCGAATCGCTGCGCGCGCGGCCAGGTTCGGATGCAGCGCCTGGCAGCGGACCCACGCGTAGACGACAAAGTCCTGCGTCGTCTCGCACAGCGTCCCGGCCGTGGCCATGTTCGGCTCGTCGGTGCCCTCGATGATCGTGGCGCACGGGATCATGTCGTCGCTGACGTGGCGGCGCCCTTCGTAGACGGTGGCAGCCAGGTCGGTCTCGGCGCCTTGCGCGACCGTACACAGCTCGACGCGGCGCTTCACTTCGGCGGCAAGGGCTTCTGCGGTGCGGATCATCTGAACGCTCCGTCGACGGCCGCAGCGAACGCGTCGGCGCCGGTTTTCTGTAGGTCGTCGAGCAGCGCAGGCGCGCCGACGTTGATTTGGTGGCGGAACAGCGAGTAGGGGCTGGGCCCGTACAGATGCTTCGTCCGGCCGGCCGAGGTGCGCACGAACACGCCGGTGCCGTTGCCGTTGCGCAGCCGCATGAGGAACCAGAGGTCTTCGTCGACCGGAGCGCTCGGTTTGATCGTCACCTGCACGCCGGCCTGGCGCGCACCGTAGCGGCGCCCCGCCTTGTCGCGGCGATCACGGTCGGCCTGCAGTGCCAACGGGTAGCGACTCATGATCGTCAGGTCGCCCGAGGTCGTGATCGTGGCGCGAGGGTCGCTCGGCGTGGCCGGCCAGAACTTGGTCTTCCGAGCGATGTATGCCGGATCGAGCGCGATGTCGGCGCGCTGCGCCGCCTGCTGCTTGACGTCGAACCGCTCGGTGACGACGTTCACGGCATCAGCTGCTGCGGCCGCCAGCGTGTTGCCGCTGAGCAGGCCCAGGCGTTCCTGCAGGCCGGCCAGCTGGCGGACGTCGACCTTGATGTCGAACAGGCGGCTCATGCTGCGGAGACGATGAAGCGCATCGTCACGCCGTTGTCGCCGGCAAGCCGGTCGAGCACGTAGGCCTCACCGGGGATCGGGACGCCCTCAGCGTCGACGAACACGAGCTCGTCGTGCACACGCGGCGCGAACGCCTTGTTGATCGTCGCCACGGTGTAGCGCACGCTCATGTTGTCATTGGCCGTGCCGAGCTGGCCCGCGTAGTCGCTGACGTTGCGCGCGAGATGAACGCGCCCAGCATCGGCCCCGCGAAGCAGAGCGGGCTCGCCTGTTCGGTCGAGCCCGCGGAGCAACGCACGGGCTTGGTAGCCCAGTGCCATGATCAGCCCATGTCGATTTCGACGACGGCGTCGGGCCGCGTGCAGATATGCAGCGGGTTGGACTGGACCTGCACCTCGACGCCGGTGTTGTGGTCCATGATTTCCTGCGAGGCGTAGTAGGGCAGACCCGGCGTGTTCACCGTGTCCATGTACGGGGCCGGCGCGTAGAACGTCGTGAACAGGTCGGGAACCCCCTGCGGGATGAGGTAGGCCTTGCCGGCGGCGATGAAGCGCGTGCCGTTGATCGAGCTGCGGTTCTCGAACCACAGGACGCCGCCGAAGCTGAAGCCGGCACGGTAGTCCTCGGACAGCTTGTTGCTCAGGTAGAAGCGGTAGGCGTCCTGCACGACCGGGTGGCCGGTGAAGGCGTCCATGAACTCGGGCGAGCACATGGCCATGTAGCCCGAGGCCATCAGGCCGCCCAGCTTGTCCTCGGCCAGGCGCAGCAGCGCGACGACCTTCTGCAGCACCTTGGTCGCGGTGTTGCTCAGGGTCATGCTGAACGTGCTCACGGCCGCGCCGAACTCGACGTTCATGTCCGTCAGGACCGAGCCGTCGGCGTCCAGCACCTGACCCTTGATCGCGCCCATCCGCTGGTACTCGATCGTGATGTCGTTGTCGCGACGGGCGACCACCATCTTGCGACGCAGCCGATCCATCGCGACCTCTTCCTCGGTCATCTTGCCGAAGGCGCGCAGGTTCTGCACCTCGTCGGCCATCAGAGACACGCGCTGTGGCAGGTGGGTGGTTTCGAGGTTGCGCAGGTTGCGACGCGGGACGCCCTTGCTCACGCCCGGTGCGCCACGAGGCGCGGAGGGCACCAGGGTCAGCACGTCCTTCTGGCGCTCGATCGCGACGGTGGTCTTGTCGACGGGCTGGTTCGAGAACAGGCCCATGTCGCCGATCATGGTCGGGACGCGGGGGATGTCGTTGATGACGTTGGTCAGCGGCACGAGGCTGAACGCGTCGGACTTGAAAATGTCGAGCAACATGGTTGTCGTTCCTTCGTTTCTTCGTTTTAACGAAGCGCTTAGCGCGCGATGATGCCGACGGCGGCGAGTTCGGTGACCACGCCGGATTCCAGGGCGGCAGCGTTGTTCAACATGGCGCCGAACACCTCGGCATTGCGGGCGATGTAGGTGACCTTGACGTCACGGGCGGCGCCGGCCGGAACCTCGTTGTAGAGAACCGCGACGGCCACTTGCGAGCCGTCGGAGGCAGCGTTCAGGCTGGGCACCAGCTTGCCGGTGGCAGTGATGCGGCCCAGGACGGTGCCCGACGGGTACTTGGTGTTGAGGGCGGCCGCGAACGTGCCGGTCTCGCGGCTGATCTTGCCGTTGCCTTCAGAGATGAGCCATTCGGCGGTGTGAACGCCTTCGGTGTAGACAGTACCCATTTAGGTGCTCCGCTTGTTTGTGGGGGTGTTGGCTTTTTCGTAGATCGCGGCGTGGTCGATCTGCGCGGTCGAGGTGTTGGGGGCGCGGTTGGTCGGCTTCGACGTGTCGACTTCCGCCTCGTTCGCTTCGGCCAGGGCCTTGCAGAGCTGGGCACGAACTTCGGACAGGGATGTGCGGTTCCGCATCAGTGCGTCGGCGCGGTCGGGCATCTCGGCGACGACGCACAGCGCCTTGACCTCGCTGGCCAGCGTCAGCGCGGCCGTTGCCTCGGCGACATTGGTGATGTCGGATGCGGTCGCCAGCACGGCGGCCATCTCGGGCAGGCCGCGCTCGGTGGCCAGCGCCTTGATCTGCTCAGCCAGCGGCTTCGCGATCGCGGCCGGCGCGGGGTCGGCGGGCGGTGTAACCGGGGGCGTTGCGCTCGCGAAGGCCTTGCGGACGTTCTCGGGCAGCTTGTCCACCTCGAACTGGGCGGTCGCGGCGAAGGCGGCCCCCACCTCGTCGGCGAAACCGTTGTCCTTGGCTTCGGCAGCCGAGAACCACGTCTCGGCGTTCAGCCACGACTTGATCTGCTCGACGCTCTTCCCGGTGCGGGTGGCGTAGATATTGACGATCGAGTCGCCGATCTTGTCCAGCCAGTCGGCCGTCTCGCGCATCGTCGCGCTGTCGCCCCAGGCGATCGACGATGCGTTGTGGATCATCAGGAACGAGTTCTCCGGCATGACGATGCGCTTGCAGGCCATGAGGATGAAACTCGCGGCCGAGGCGGCGACGCCCATGACCTTGCCGGTGATTTCGGCACCCGACGCGACCAGCGCGTTGTAGATGGCCAAGCCGTCGAACACCGAGCCGCCGGGGCTGTTGATCAGCAGCGTGATCTGCTCGGCGTCGAGGGCCTTCAAGTCGGCGATGAATTGCTTGGCGGTCACGCCCTCGCCGTCCCACGTCGCTCCGATGGAGTCGAAGATCGTGATTTCGGCGGTGCGCTCGGCAGCCTTAGCTTCGATCGTGTACCACTTTTTCATGCCCGCCAGTGTTGCGACGGCACGCAGAAAAGTCACACGAAAATGCTGCGTTTTAACGCAGGAGCATGAACAGCAGAGCTTCCTCGTCGCGGTCGCGACGGCGACGCTGTCGGCGGGGACCGATGGGAACCGGCGCATCGACGTCGCGCCGCGGGCAAACGAGACCCTGGAGCGCGATCGAGCGAGCCCCGAACCCGAACCCTTGAGCGACGACAGCGCGAGGCTCCGGGCACCGCACAACCTGCGTTTCAACGAATCCCTGCGCAGCAACGGCCCGAGGTCCGAAGCCCAGGCCTTGCCGCGCGAGCGCCCGTGCGTTGAGCATGCTCACACCCGCTGCGCGGTGATCGTGTCGCCCTGCTCGGTGAAGGTCTGGTCGATGTTGCCGGCGGTTCGCCGCGACGGACTGACGCTGAGCGGATGCTGCGGCTGCAGCCCGTGTATGCGGTGCAGTTCGTCAGCCAGGGTCAGTAGCCCGGCCAGCATCTGGCCGGCAGTCTGGCCGCCCGGCATGACGAAGTTCCAGATCGCCGCGGGGTCAACGCTGCCGCCACCTGACGGCTGCTGAATCGCGTACTCAGCGGCCAGGTCCGACACGACGCTCCCCTTCACCGCGTAGGTGGCGACGAGGTCCGACACGGACTCCGCACGCACCGCGTAGGCGGCGACGAGGTCTGTCTGGACCGAGCCGGCAACTGCGTAGCTGACCGCGAGGTCCGTGATGACCACGCCCTCGTTCTGGATCGAGTAGTCGGCCGTCAGGTCGGATACGACGGCGGCGCGGACACCGTAGGTCGCCGCCAGGTCCGACTGTGCGACTCCAAGAACGTTGAACGTCGCGGCCAGGTCGCTCTGCGCGGACCCGACGACGTTGAACGTTGCGGGCAAGTCGGAGACAACCTCACCGCGAACCGCATAGGCGGCGGCGAAATCCGACTGCACGCTCGTGACGCCCGCCCCTACGCTGGCCGCGACGAACGACTGCTGGCGCGTCCTGAGTCGGTAGCCTGGCTGACGCTTCGCCGTGGCGGCAGGGTCCGGGGCATCCCCGGCC